ACTCGGTGGTAGTGTCCAAGCCGCGAGTGCCGCCCAGCCCTTCCCAGCCGGTGCCCGGCGCCGCATACGCGCCGTTAACCTTGCTTGTGCTGGCCGCCGCCATAATGACGTGGACCAGGATACTGCGTCCGCTAATTTGTGGCATGTTGCGCCCTCCTATTGATTAGCGTAAAAAATGGATAACTCGAAATAATAGTATGGGCGCGAGGACACGGTCTGATAAGGTCCAACCGTGTCCAGTACCATACGTGCCAATATTACACCACCGCGCGCAAAGTTGTCTAAAATGTAGCGCGCCGCTTGTTCTGCGTGGCCTGACACTGTGGCGGCGTCCGCATTGGCCGCGCCGTAGAATACTATCCGGTACACCCAGCGGCGGGTGTCCTCAGTGCTCGCCAAACCCTGCACGCGGCGGATCAGGCACACGGGGCCGACAATGGCGTCGCTTTCCTCCTGCCACAGCTCGCGGAACGTGTAGCCCGTGACGCCCGAGGCGGTGACCATGCCTTTTAAATCGTCATATGCTGCCATAATTCGCCTTAATGATGCGCTGGATCTCGTCGCGGCTATCTTCGGCGGCGCGCTCCAGCCAGCGCGGGTGCGCGTTTGGGTTGTAGCCGCCAGACTTGCCCGGTAATACCGCGCCGGTTTCGGGGTCGCGTCGCTGCGAGCGGTCCTCGGGCTTGCGGGGCTTCCACAGTGGCGTTGATACGTCGTCGCCGTGCAGATAAGCGGCGTATGCCACCGTGTAACCGATGCGACCACGCCAGCCGTCGCCCAGTCGCTCCACAACGCGGAAAGCACTGTTTTGCAGCGCTCCAGTATCGAGGGGGGCGTGAAATTGCGCGTTTGCTTGTATCACGGCCAGTATCTGCGTCATGCACTGCTCGCCGACGCTCTCGATCTTGGAGAGCACTTTGGCCGTGTTGCTCGTGCGCTTAACCGGCATACACCAGCACCGATTGCGGGCCGCGTCGCTCCGTGGCGGTAACGATGCGCCGCACCTGGCCGTAGTTGCCGACGAGGTCGCCGTACTTCAGCGCGGTGTCATAAGACCATACTGCCACGGTGGGCATAAACATAGCTCCGCTGCGTGCGTCGCGCTGCTGTTCGTTGTCTTGCTTGTAGCAGCCTTTAATCGTGCGGGGCGTGCCATACGTCGGCGTGCCCTGCTCGCTCGTGCCGGTCAGCGGCTTGATCAGCACGTCGTCGGTTAGGAATCGCGCCAGAATGCGGCTCATTTAGCCCACCGCGTAAAAGATGCGCGGCGACGCGATAAGCGCCGACATACAGCCTGATGTGTCGAGCTGCAGCAGCGTGCGGCCATAAGCCGTGCTGGCTAAACCGGTGCCGGTTGCGGTTGGCGCTGCATACGTGACGGACTCGCCGGTCGGGCTGCGTTCGCTGGTGATCTCGCCAGACACGCCGGCCGAACCGGTGAGCATGTGGGCGATAAAATTCAGCTTGATTAATTTAGAGACCGCAGCGGGGCGTCCAGCTCCGAGCAGGCACGGATCGGCGGCGTCGGCCATCTCGATATAGAGCTGGATAACGCTATCTGGCACGGATGCCACACCGGGCATAAATTCGCGGACATCTTCAGGGGCAATAGGTACGCACATCGTCGCTATCCTCCTTGACCTTTCCCGAGAACCGCATAGAGCACCCCCGCCGAGGCTGCCGAAGCGGCGAGGACGGCACTGATCGTATACCAAAGGACTTTCTGCGCCATGATGCTGATCCCTGCGATATAGGGCTTGTGGCCCTCGACGACCAGATCGAGCTTGTCGACTCGGCTGTCCAGGATGTCCAATTTTGATTCAAGTTTGAGCTGCATAGCGGCCACACTGTCGAGTTTTTCCATGTGGCGGACGGTTTGGATCGTGTTGTCCCGCACTTCTTTGGCGAAAGAATGTATTTCAGTGATCACTCGGTTGATCTGGTGCGATTGTTCGGCAAGTTGCGCGTCGTGCCGCATCAGTTTCTGGTTGATCTCGTCGTTCATGCGTCAATGTCCGGGCGGTTGCGGCCAATAGTAGTGCTGTGATTATAAGCAGCCCGAAAGCGATTAGCAAAATAATCTGAAACACTGTTAGCACTCCCTAGCACCCCGAACATTAGATCAATTGGAACCGCGACGGCTTGGCGCCATTCGTGCAGCGAGCGGAACGCTACCGGGTCGACCAGCATAAGCACCTGAGTCGCCTGGCTTGTCCCTATGATAAAAGCATAGCCGAGAAAAAAGTACATGAATCTTTGATATTTAAGCGATAAATAGCAGCACAGCATTGCGAACAGCAGATCGAGCGCGCACTGGCGCAGATAGAACGCGACCCAGCCGGCCTGCTCGGACACGCCGGGCGGGTAGAACTCCATGAGCATATAGGCTGCGTAGTACGCGATAATAACAAGGGCCAGATTGATCCGGCCCCTGCTGTACATGTACACGACCAGCAGCGCTAAAAGCGCCCAGTATATCGTCACTTTTTAGGCGGCTTTGGTGGCGTGCGGGTGTTCTGCTTGGTGCCTGGTGGCACTGGCGTAGACTTCGGCGGCATTATTGCTTCTCCATGTTGATAAACCATAAGAACCCACGATAACACACCCAGCACGCAGCTGCCACAGCTAGGGCGAGCAGTTGCTGATCGGGCGTCGTGCGCTGCAGAAACACGCTGGCCGCCACGAATCCGAGGGTGAGGGTGATCACTTGTTGCATGGCACCACCTCGACGTGGCCGCGTTGGCGCGGTAAGCGTTTAACGGCGTCGCGGGTACGGTTGACGCGTGGCTTGTCTCCGTGCGCGTCGACCCAACCATTAGAACCGGCGCGGCAAGCAGCGACATAGCGCACTTCTTCGCCGTTCAGGAGTACCCGGAAGCGGCCCGGCGGATTGTCGACCGTGTACACTCGTTGCATATCGTGCTCCTTAATTTATCTGAGCTGGCCGGTGCTGCAGGACTCCGGCTTTGTCGGTAGGTTTACCCGCTACCCGACTGGACGCTCCAACGCCTTGCGGCGCAGCGGCCCTCCCAAGGTGGATATGCGACCCAGCGCGTCAGCCCGCGCACTCAGCTCATTGCGAGTCAGTATTGACCGCAAGGACAATAGTTGTCAAGCGCCTGTGTCGTCTTTGTCGGCAGCGCGCCCTGCAGTACAGGTGGGCGCGGTTGTGGCGGATGAACCACTCGCCGCACTCCGGGCACTGCGACAGCTTCGCGCCGCAATACGTGCAATGTCCTTTCGCCGTGACGTGCTCCTGTGACATTGCGCGCCTACTGTGTTAGCCGTCAAGTGGATCAACTATACCCCCTATTGGCGCGCATATTCTGTGCGGTGCCTAAAATAGAGGCGTAAAGATATGGCTACATTAAGCGAGGATATTGTCGGCGGTCGTGGCATGGGTGGCGGCAATAAAAAAGCCCCGTGAAGGGGCTTTTCGTTGCTTGGTGATCACAGCGCTTCGAGGTGCTGCAATTGCTCAGGCGTTGCATTCTCGAGTGTCACCTCGTCGCCTGGCTGAAAGCCGTGGAAGCGAGATGATTTTACTCGGTACTTCGCGCCGGCTGCTGCCACGGGGGCCGCATCGGTGCCCGCATCGGCTGCCAGTTGCGCCGCTAACTGCTCGGCGGTTGGCTCTGCCGGTGTGGCGGCCGCTTCGTTGTTTCGTGCCATGCTTTGCTCCTTAGCTTGCATACGCGACTGCAGCTTGGCCCGCAGAGTCCTTGCGGATCTCCAAGCCTACTGCGTTCGCGCCGTAGAAGCGGTGCGGGTCGTTGAACATAACGCGCGGCACTGCATAAGTACCGGTTGCCATGCCGACCAGCGGGCGAATGAAGCGGCTTTCTAAGCACAGCGCGATCACCTGGTTGCCCGTCAGTGATGCGTCCTCTTTGATAGCTGCCACGGCTTCGAGCTTGCGCACCATATCCAGCGCCGAAACGTTGGAAGCGTTCGCGGTGTTCATCAGGATCTCCAGATTGCTCAGGATCTCGCGGGACACGTAGAACGTGATCGGGCCGTCTACGGCGTTATTGATACGCAGCGCGTCGCGGATATACTGGAACGCTTTACGGATCAGCACCGGGTCGGTCGATGTTGCCAAGTTGATGTTAGCCAGTGCCGCAGCGAACGAGATCTGCAGCGTGTTCGGGTGGTTCTTCACGCCGTAGCCCTGCTTGCCGTTAAACACGACTGAGCTGTCGCCGTTGTAGACATAGTTCGCCATCTTGTTGGACAAGTTGCGCAGGGAGTTGGCTTGGTCGTCCATCAGGCCGTCGAAGCCTTCAGAAGCCATACCAGCCACTTCGCGGAAGTCGCGCGACCAGGCCACAGTGTGGACCGGAACGACGTTACCATCGTAAGTGTACGCGGTCTTGTCGTTTAACATCTGCACTTCGCCCGATACTGAGCTGCGCACGTTGCCCGCGTCCGACGCGATGCGATACTCGGCGTATAACTTGCCGATGCTCAGCGGCTTAGCCAGTGGCATAAGGTCGTTCAGCAGCGTTAAGTTAGGCTGGCGCATCAGCACGGACGTTTGCGCGTCCATATCGCGCCATACGTCTGACGGGATACGGCCCGAGTTGACGGTCGGCATGTCCGCTGCGATCACTTCGTTCGAGCGGTTGTAAGCAGCGCGCATACCCTTAAGGACGGCAAACTGCTCGGCCATGTGCTTGCCCGCTTGCGCGTTGGCTGCCATGTATTGCTTAGAGAAAATCCAGCTCATTATGAAGCTCTCCCGAAGTTAGCGATCCGCACCAGTACCAGCGTGTCGGCCGCAGTAACGTTGACCACTTCCCGCGCATAGGCCACGATTTCCTCGGTGCCGTCAGTCAGTGCGATGCGCAGCTGGCCGGTCGCGTTCACAGCGAGCGCAGTGTCCACTGCGGTAATGTTTTGTGTGGCTGCCACACGGGCGTTATACAGCTCGCCGGCGCGTGGGTAAAAGCCTTTGACCGTGTCGCCACTGGTCCAGGTGTCCGCAACGCCGCCTTGTTTCATGGTGTTCAGGTCGGCGATATACAGCGCGCCGCCCTCGCCGTTCGTAGTAACCGCCACGAACTGGCCGGAAGTGCGCAGCATGAAGCGACCCGGCAGCACCGCAGCGCTACAAGTTGCTTCTTCTACCAGTGGCCGATCGACGTTAGAGACGCCGCCAGCCCAGATTGTATTTTTAGCCATGTTGTCGGCTCCTTATTCTGGCATGTCGTAGTCGTCGGGGGTGCCGGTGACTGCGCGTTGCGAGTTGATGCCGACCGTCGTGGTGTTGTGCTTGGCGGCCAGCGCCTGCAGTTCTTCCAGCGGTAATGATTGCAGCGTGTTCACGCTCAGACCCGACTTGTCGCCGATAGCGGCGATCAGTGGTGCGCGCTGCGAAGCGGCCAGGTCTTGTTTAATGGTGTTAACTTCCTGCGTCAGCGCGGCCAGCTTGTCGTGTGCTGGTTGCGCCTGCAGGGTCGTGTATGCTTGCAGCAGCTGTGGATCGCTCAAGCCCTCGATCGGGACTCCTGCGGCATTCAGCGCGGCGACAATTTGATCGCGCATTGGATCACCCTCTTTTGTGTTGACAGTATTGTCCGGCTTAGTGTAGCCGATGCCCGTTAAGTCGCGCAACTTGTTAACGATGCGCTGGAACATAGTAACCGCTACGACGGCGGTCGGCTCGTCGAGGCTTAAAGCCAGCGCGCCGTTGTCTGCGATAGAATAACCGATTGCAAAGCGCTGATCGTCGACCTCGTACACCACAGTGTCATCGTTGATATCGTCGACCCACACATACTTGTCGTCGTCGTAGCGGGCGCGTAGTGCTTCGCGTGCTTGTGAGCGTACTGCCTGCCATTGGCGCTCGACGGCTGCCACACTGGTACGCATCCCGCCCGACATATCAAGGCCGGTTGAGTTGATAGCCACGACGCGATGCACGTCCTCGCCGGCCAGCTGTGCGTTGACGCCAATGCCGACGCCTTGGTCCGGTGTGGCGGCGCCTGGCTGGTCAAGCAGAATTGCGTCGTGATCAAAGCGCATATTGCGCGCGATCCAGCGGTACTGCTTGCCCTCTGCGTTGACTTGTGGCGCTGGTAGTTCTTCGCGCTCGAGTAGCAGCCCGGTGCTGGTGTGGATTGGGTCGCCGCCCTTGGCCAGTGCGTTAAGCGCAGCGATCAGCCGCTTGCCGTTGGCGCTCGTCTGCGCGGTGGGGACGTTGATCCACTTCTCGACCGACACGATGCCATTTTGGCGCGTAGCGTTGCGATTCATTGCGCCGACCAGGTAGCCGCCTGTGAGTGCCAGCGGGTCCGTGCATAAAATGTAGTTGCCTGCGCTGTCCTGCGGGTGGCCGACCGGTGCGTGCGTGTTGTTCAGTGAGTTGTACGCCGCTGCGATCTCGTCGGCCGGGTACAAGCCGCCGTTCATAACGACATCATCGGGCAGTGTGCGACTGGATACGACCAGCCACTCGTGGCCGCCTTCGATCTCGGTGCGGACGTCCGCAGCGTTGATCGCGGTGGCGACGTTAACATATAGGCGCTTGGCCATCGTGCGGCTCCTTGTTGGTTGCTGCGGTCAGTATAAAATAAATATTGACAACTGCGCAAATTGGCGGCTATTGTCTGGCGAGTCAATAACAGGAGGGACGCACTGATGCAAGTAGCAACACACTTTAACGCGCACACGGGGCGCTTTTACCGCGTGGACGAAATGGGCCGCGTGTATATGCTGGACAACCGGAACGAGTGGATCAAGCAGCGCCACATGGTGCCGGACGACTTAGAGGGCGTCGGGTTCGAGCGCTGCGACCTCGATCCGGTCTACACGAAGCACATGGTCCGCGTAGCGCTGCTGTGGTGCGCTGGCGTTGGCCTGCTGCTGTGGGCGCTTGGTCATCTGCCTGGGTTGGTGCGCTAATGGCTGCCGGTTGGGGGTGGTCGCCGCTTTGGAGTGTGGGCTGGGCCGTAGACACGCGGCGGGTTGTCCTCAGTGTCGACGCGCGCATCTTGATAGCGGAGCAGCGTATGGCAGCACGCGCCGGAGCGTGGCGCCTAGAACAGCAGCGCTTGTGGTCTATCCGTATCAATCTGCTGCTTTTGGTGGGGGTGCTGTTATGCGCGTTATTCTGAACAGCGACAACACGATCACCGACGAGCACGGCGAGCTGCTGGTCGTTATCCCGGTGAATAGCCGGATCAAGCCGTGCGAAGTGGCCGAAGCGCTGCGCCAGTACGTGGCTGCCACACCGGTGGCCGTGCGCCCCGAAGTGCCCGCCGAGCTGCTGCAATGGCTGCGCGAACACTACGAGCAGGGCGGCACGCCGAGCTGGCGCGCACTGAACTATAAGAACCTGAGCGAGCGCGCAGCCAAAGCGGGCTACACGACCGAGCAGCTGGAAGCGTGCAAGCGCGCACTGGGGGCGATCCGTGAATAACGCCACGCTCCTGATTTACACCTTGGCGGGCGTGTTGAAGCTCGCCGTACCTATGAGCAGCCTGGAAGCGTGCGAACGCGCCGCGCTGCATTTGTCAAAGCAACAAACAGCGCACTTGATCGTGTGCAAAGGACAGAAAGATGGACAATAAAATACCAGAAGGCGCAACGCACTACACGGGGACGGCGGGAGGGAGCGTAATCTATTGGAGGCACACAGCTGGGTGCTGGCACCGATGGAACGAAGGGTGGCTTCCCGCGCGCCCAGTTGAGAAGCCGGTGCCGCTACCAGGCCCCGCGCCCGCCACGCAACAACCTCGCACAGCGGGCGAATATCTCAGCGATGGGCTGCGCATCCTGGGCGAGCGCGGCAAGGAATACGACCCGCAAGGAACCAGCGAGCGCAGTTTCGACGCTGTGGCAGAGGCGTACAATGTGATCACCGGGCGCGATTTACGCGGCAGCGACGTGTGCTTAATGCTCGATCTGGTCAAAAAGGTGCGGCAATACAGCAACCCGACGCGCCTGCACGCGGACAGCCTGGTGGACTCTGTGAACTACACGGCACTGTGGGCCGAACAGCTGACTAAGGAGCTGGCATGATCAACAATAACGGCAACATGCCCGCAATGCCCAACACGGACGAGGCTTGTGTGGCTCTTATGGGATTCACCAAGCGCGAAGAACTGAGCGCCCGCTTTATGGCTGCTATGTTAACCAACGAGCGGCGCCCCGACCCTGCGCATGTGGCTATGGTAGCGTGCGGGTATGCGGACGCACTGCTGGCGGAGTGGGCGAAATGACAGGCGCATACGAATCGATCGCGGTGTGCTTAGCGCGCCGCATGGCCATGAAATACGGCGAGAACCAACAAGCGGCAATCGTCCAGACTGCAGCGCGTATGCTCGAATGGGCCGATGCGACCACTAAGCTGGCGTTGCTTGACCTTGTCGCCGCCACACTATCGGAGCGCCAGCGCATTGTGGGCTGCGCGGAGGCTATGATCCTGCTGTGCTGAAATATGCCGCGCCCCGTGCGCGGTACTTCTCGATCACTTTGCTGTTAACCGGCTCGCCGTCAATAAATACCACCTCGATCGTGCTGCACAAGCAGTTAATCCGGTTAGTTCCTGAGTTCCACCACTTCGTTTGCTCGTCCGGCGTGTAGATATGCGCGTGGCGGTCTGCGTGGCTGCGTCGTGTCGCATCGACCAGGGCGCTGACGTGCAGCAGCCTGATGTCCAGTCCAAGCCGCTCGCGGGCGTCTTGCGTCTGTTCGTTCCGCGCGTCCGTGTAGGCTTTATTGATCTCCGTGCGGGCGATACGCAGCGCGCGGTACCCTTCCACCTCGTCGAACACTGAGCGCATACCGGAGGCGATTGTGCGCGGTGATTGGCCTGCTGCCACACCGTCCGCCAGCACGCGCGCCAAGTCCTCAGCGGCCTGTCCGGCGAAGCCTTTCATATCGTTAAACGAGCGCGCGAATACAAGCTGGATGCGGCGTTGATAGGCGGGGCTTAGCAGCTCGGCCTCGTAGGCCATGCCATCGGGTAGTTGCCCGGCGATGTTGGTCGCGCTGGCCTGTGCGCCGCTGTCGTATGCCGCGCCCGTGTAGGTATCGAAGAACCACCGCGCCGGCTTGCCAGTGGCGGCCTCTAAGTCGAGCCAACGGTCAATGATGCGGCTTATCTCGTCAGTAACTTGCAGATAGCGCTGCGCGTCCAGCTCGTACAAGTAGGACGCATTGGTCGTGATGGCGCGCACCGGGATAGAGTCAAGCAGGGCCAGAACCTCGGGGCGCGCTTGGCGCACCCGCTGGGCTATAGCGGCCTTTGCGCGCTTGGTGTTGCCGCTCTGGCCGGTTGGATCCTGCTCATTCCGGGTCGGTTTCATCGTCGCCCTCTGGCAGTGGGTCGATCAGGTCGTCCGGCTCGTACTCCCAGCCGGCTGCCTCTGCGATCTGCTCGTTGGTGAACACGTCGCCCGAGCGCGGGCCGGTCAGCGAGTTGATCCGCGCCATCTTCTCGGCCAGTTCGAGCTTGTCCTTATCACCTGGCGCTTGCAGGTCGTCGAATTCCACCACAATGTCGGCGGCCGGGAGTACGCCGTGCTCAATCAGCCACGCTGCCACACTTTCCACCATCTCGGCGCAGAAGCCTACACGGCGGCTCTGCATGGTCTGCAAGAATGCCGCGTCGTCCTTATCGCCCGCCAGCACGCCCGTGACGCTGCCGATCAGCCTGTTGGCCGGGATGCGTACACTAGCGCTATACGACTGCAGCGCTACGCGGAAATATGGATCGGGGTCGGCCAGTGCGTAGTTGAGCACCTTGGCCTCCATGCCCGCGGTCGCCAGCGCTTTGTCCATCTCGCTCGCAAAGTCCTGAATCTGTTCTTTCTGCTTGTCGCGCTCCTCCTGCGTCGGGGGGGCTGCAGCGGGGTCGCGGAAGTCGAAATGCAACTTGCCGCTGGCGTTCTTCCAGAAGCCCTGCCCGCCGGCACCGGCGATCAGCTCCATTGTCAGCAGGTCGTTAAAGCCGGCCTCGTTGGCCGGTACGCCAAAAATGGTATCGTCGTCCGCTTCTTCCGCAAAGACCAGCACGCGGCTGTAGTGCACTGTAACCGGCTGCGAGACCTTGCCGTCGCGGTTATCCTGTCCGACTTGTGCCTCGTTGTAGTTATACGTGAGCGGGAAGCCATAGCGTTCGCTGGTGCGGTCCTCGTCGAACGTGGCGACCTTCATCTGGTCTTCATAGAACGGGATGAACCGCACGATCTGTTTTTCCGTGATGTTAGCCAGTGGCCGCTCCCATGCGACTTGCTCCAGGCTGCCACGTACTTGCACGAGCACGCCGCCATATCGACCGACGCGCTGGCGTAGGTCAGCGGCGCGTAGTTTCTTCCACAGCTTGGTGGCCTTGGCGATCTTGTTGAACGCAGCCTCCCACGGTGTCACGTCGTCGCTATCGTTCGCTTTGACACGGGGCGCAGACTTCCAGCACAGGTCAACCGGGATCGCGTTGCCCGCTTTGGCGATGCCGTTGCGGGTGTGCATCCGATAGAGCGATTCGAACTCGACGCGATCCGGATAGCCATAATCCGACCACGCATTGATCTGCTTGGTGTTGCCTAAAGCCGCCGCTGCGCCTCGGAAATTGAATTGATTGGTCATGCTGGCCCTCCAGTATTGTCGGCAATCATAGCACCCCGGCCCGTGGTTTGGTAGCCGTGATAAATGCGCGGTCTATGGCGTCGATCATGGTGTCGGTCTGGTCGTCGTGCTTGTGCGTATCGTCCGCGTTGAAGCTGCACACCTCGGCGATTAGCTCTGGGTTGCTGGGGTCGCCCGCGCGCAATTTGACCTTGCCGCCACGGTGGTGTGGCTGCGCGTCCAGCGCCCGTGTGAGCTTATCGCGGCTACGCTGCACTGCGGTTATCTTGATGGGCAGTTGCTGGGAGGCTTCTTGTATCAACCCGGTGCCGCTGCTCTTGTCCTCGACGTCCACGGCGCGCAGGTTGCCATGTATTGGCCCGTTGAGGTCGTAGCATTCACGGACAAATTGCACGAAGCGGGTGCGCAGCTCGTGCGCTTCCCATTTGCCCCTGATGCCGTTGATACGGTGCAGATTGCCCTGGTACATGCCCCAGTGATTTATGACGCTAAAGTCGTGGCGCTCGCCGGTTTTCTGCGCGGTGTCCACGGTGATGAACCGGTATTCCCAGTGTGGCACGTCGTCCGGCTCGTATAGGCCGAAGTCGTCGGGGCGGAATATGCCGCCGCTCAGCAGTTCGGGCTGCTGCATGTATTGACTGGTAAACGTGTACGGATCCGACTCCCATAGTTGCACCAGGTCCTTGACGTCCTCGTTAGCCGGCCAGAAGCTCCAATACTCCACGCCGCCAACTGTCACGGATTCGCTGCCGAGACAATCCGCCAGCGCATAGGGGCGTATATCTTCGGGCAGGGCCATGAGGTAATCCAGCGTTACAAGCGCCGGAATGCTGACGTGCTCGAAGGTGAGGCCCATGCCGCCCGATACCATAAACGCGCTGCTATCGTCGACGTGGAGCCGCTGCTGGATGGCTAGAATTGGCGTGGGGTGCTTGCGGGACTTATCACCCCGACGCGAGCGCACGGTATTGACGAGCAGCTGGTGCGTTCGTTTGCGGCGCACTTCGCTGAATACGTCGTCCGGCTTGTCCACGTCGTCCAGTAGCACCCAGCCCGAGAAGTTCGGGCCAATATAACCGCCCCGGCCACCGGTGATCTGCCCGCCCGCCGAGCGGCTGACGACCTCTGCGACCGTCTTGCCTTGGCGTGTAACGAGTTGCCACTCGTCGGCCTGGTTGGTGCCGAACGTTCGCGGCCACAGCTCATGAAATTCTTCTGAGGCGATCAGGTCGCGCGTTCTGCGGCTGTTGCGCTTGGTCAGCGAGTCGCTGAACGAGATGTTCAGGTTGCGGAACTTGGGCACCTTGACGACCATCCAGGCCGGCGCGTGTATGCTCAGCGTCTCGGTTTTACCGGCGCCGGGCGGTACGTTGATCACCACGTTGTGCGGTCGCTCGGTGATAATCTCCTGTGCCTTGCGCGCCAGCAACCGGTGGTGCCAGTTTACTTGCCACTTCTCGCCCTGCGTGATCTGGAACCATATGCGCAGGAACGTCAGATAGTCCGCCTCGCTCAGCAGGCGCAATGCCTGGCGCTTAGCGGGGCTGCAATCTTCCCACTCGATCATAACTCAGCCAGCACGCTGCGAAGCGCATCGGCCACGTCTGCGGCGGATACGGGCGCTACGGGCGACATGCTGCCGTCGCTGCTCAGGTTGTCCACTTCGCGCCGCTCGATGTCTCCGTGCTTGGATAACATAATGCGCGTTACGACCGGGTGGAACCGTCCTCCCAGCCCGCCCGACGTGAGCATCTTGTGCTGCTTGGTCATTAGCTCTGCCATAACGTCATTTAGCGCGGCGTACTCCGGGCGCTTCTGGTACTCGTAGAGCACGTTTTTACTGCACTTCAGATAGACCGCTAAGCCCGCTACGGTGGGGACGAGATCATCTTCCTGCGTGTGGTTCTCTACGTACCAGCGCGCTTTCTCCACCACCTCGCCCGGCGTGTACTTGAATTCTGCCACAGTTGGCGCCCTCTTATTGACCGTGTTGTCAGTATAGCACTAGCCGCCACACATTGCGCAAGCCGTGCAAGGATCGTGCCTATGACCGAATGACCGAACTATGACCAATATTGGGTCATGCGCAAGTTATTGATCTATATCTCTATTTACTACTTATGACCCAATGACCTAAGAATTATATTGTAAACATACAGACGGATCATAAATATATAGTGTATCGCACACACATAATAATATATAAGAGGGTCTGGTCTGTTTGGGTCTTTTTCGTGATAGGGTTCGGTCATTCGGTCATAACCCGAAAAAGTGTAGTGGAATCAAGAGGTTACGTATGACCCATATTGGGTCATGGTTCGGTCATTCGGTCATGGGGTAACGTGGCAGCAACGGCGGGTAACAATTAGATAACAAGCGCACCAAGTGGGGAACATATCAGCAACGCGCAGTAACAAGTGCTGGTTGTTGCTGATATGTTACTGCGTGTTACCCGATGTTACACACGGATGCGACGCGCTCGTGGACCAATTTTGCATATTCCGGGTTCAGCTCGCACAAGATAGCATTGCGCCCATTTTTCACTGCCACGCCTGCTGTAGTGCCAGAACCGCCAAACGGATCCAGCACAGTGCCGCCTTCAGGACAGCCAGCCAGGATGCACGGCTCGATCAGTGCGGGCGGGAATGTGGCAAAGTGCGCGCCCTTAAATGGCTTCGTGGCCACGCTCCATACGGATCGCTTCTTTCTTGTCTCCCCGTCGGCGGATGGCTCGATCATGACCTGGTGATCAAAGTGGTATTTCTCGCTCTTTGTCAGCATGAACACATATTCATGCGACTTTGTGCAGCGGTCACGCACAGACTCAGGCATCGGGTTTGGCTTGCTCCAGATGATGTCCTGGCGTAGATACCAGCCGTCTGCACGCAAAGCAAAAGCCAGCATCCAAGGAATGCCGATTAAATCTTTCTCTTTTACTCCGCTTAACTTCCTTCCCCGCTTTGAAGCAGATGGGTCGTCTGGCATACCTCTTTTCTTGTCATCCGTTCGGCCACCGCCAAAGGCGTGCGCGCGATTATCAGAATAATTACCTGGTCGGTAGTTGTAATAGCTGTCTCCGATGTTCAGCCACAGCGTACCGTCGTCGCGCAGCACCCGCTTAACTTCACGGAACACTTCGACCATTCGCTGCACGTAGGCTTCTGGTGTTTCTTCCAGGCCGATCTGACCTTCGACACCATAGTCGCGCAGACCAAAGTACGGTGGGCTTGTTACAACGCAATGCACGCGCTGATCGGGCAGCGTCCGCATAGATTGCACGCAGTCGCCTATTAGTACCGAGTAGCTGCTCATAATTCACCTACCACATAGCACTGCGGAACGCCCTGCCCCGGCTTGCGCTGCATGGACTTGTCGATCGCCTCGAGCGTGGTGCATTCGTGTTGGTTGCGTACTGCTAATCCGCGCTTATACCCGACAAAAACGCGGCGACCCTGTGCGAGCAGTCGCTCGGCTTGGTGGCGTGGGAGTGGTATTAATTGCATACGCTGCCCTCCACGAGTGCGGCCAGCTCTTTCTCGAGGTCCGAAACAATCGCGGCGTGCTGGTCGACCGCAGCGTCTGCGCATTTAATAGCGCCGAGTCTGATCATATCGAACCCGCGCCGCGTTTTGACGTGATAGCGGTCTGGCGTGATCTCCGTCACGTTGAACGTGGTCTGCCCTATAGAGATGCGCAGCACGTCGGTGTGGTCATTAGACTGGATGTGTGCCAGCGCGTCCTTTGCCCGGGCGAGTCGGCCTCTGGCTTCTTTAAGCAGCTCGGCGGTTTTTATTATTTTATCGGTGTTCATTTTAAAGCTCCTTTTATCTTGCTGATTGTTGTTGGTGTCACGCCGGTGCGCCGGCTGATCTCAGCGCCCTGTACGCCATCGCGCAGCCACTGCACGATAAGCTGGCGCACTTGCGGCGCGATGCGGGGATAACCACCCCGTGGCGGCCGGTTAGTCGCTGCGGTGGTTGCTTTGGCCACTTTGAACGCCTCGCGGCGGGTCGCTTTGCTGCACTCTTTGCACTTGGTGACTCGGCCGCTACGCAGCTGGTCGGTGCGCGCCTCGCGGGTGTTGCCACATGAGCACGAGCAGCGCCACAGGAGCACGCCCTTAGCACTTTGCCCCGCCACGTCAAGCGCGGTAAGTTGTCCGAACTGATCACCCGCGGCTATGGATGCGCGGCGGCCACGCTTGCCAGGTGTCTGGGCGGAGGCGCGCTGCGGCAGCCGCTTGATACCGAGGTCAGAGGCGATAGTGTTAACAGTACCGATGGAAGCGCGACACGTGGCTGCTATCTCCGCGCGTGACAGTTGGCGCAATTGCAGCAGCTCGGCAATGCGGTCGCGCTGCGGATGGCCACGGCGGCCCCGCGGGTTTATGGGCGCCACGCGCAGCTCTTGGGCCACGCGGGTGACAGTTGCCGAGCAGCACTTACATATCCCGGCGATCTGCAGAAATGTCAGCTCCCGCGCTGCCACAAGTTGCGCAATGCGGTCGCGTTGGTGGTGTAGTGGCATCATCCCACACGCTCCTGTACGTATTTAAGCCACAATTGCCCGACGTCACACGGCGACGCGGGGCCTATAACCGCCTCAAGTGGCGCAACGCCGCACCAGTCATACGGCGAGCCGAGCAGGTCGCGGCACTCAGTTGCTAACATAACCCGGTCGGCGTGGCGCACCTCGGCACTCAGGTCGCACAGCTCGACGCCTAGCGCCGTACCGATCCAACGCAAGTGATCGCGCTCGATGTCATCAAAGCCTGGCACCATCTTGCGCAGCGGCGTGACCATATCGCCCACGAACACCTCGGCGACATCGTGCAGCAGCGCCTGCAGCCGGAGCGGGGCGGGTACTAATTGCGACACGCGGATCGAGTGCTCCGCCACGCTATAATGGCGGCTGGTGTGGCCATTCCACCGGTTGATCTTGCCGAGCGCTGCGGCAATAGCGGGCAGATCGAGCGTGCCGGCCCATGGGTTCGCCAGGTCGTGCCGCTGGCCACCGGGTAGTATGATCATGCTCATTTGTCGCTCCTTAGCGCCAGCTCGTTGAATTGTTTCGCACCCAATAGGACGCACTGCCACAATTCCGGCTTGGTGCGGTGCCAATTGGCGAGCGTCTGCCGAGACGTGGCGGTTAGGCTGCTCAGCTGTGCGAGCGTGAGGCCGTGCAGGCGCGCATCGTGCGCGGGGCTACTCATAGGGCACCCCCCAGCGCGCGTGCCCTAGCCGCGTTAATAGACAAAGCTGTTAAGCGATGGGCTACGCGGTGCGCGCGGCCCGCGATTCGCTTGTCTAACTTCTTGCTGACTTTCCAGTACACTGCGCGCTGCGCTTTTGTACGGGTCGGCAACTTGCGCATGGTTGCGTGCCGCTGTACGGCCCAATGGCCTAGCAGGTCTCCAAGTTTAGTGTGCATAGCGGTCTCCTTATTTATTGCGCGGCGTGGCAAGCAGCCAGCCGATCACAAAACAAACTAAAAAATATCAATAAGCTGATGGCGTCCATGTTGGGTCCTTAGCTGCGCTGCAGGTCGGCATATTCAGACGCGGTAAGCTCTACGAAGCCGTCCGCGATGATAGCTTTATCGATTGGTTCTTCGTCCGTAAAAGGCACTGACGCAACTACACGGCCCTTTAAAAACCCAAAGCAGGTACGGGTGATCGTAAATGACGTGTGCGTCGGGCCCCGCCCCATACACTCTCGGACCATAGACGGCCACAGTGCTTTGCAATACTCGTCGAATGTTGTGACATCATCAGCCATTTGCCGCGCTTCGCTTAATGCTGCCGCTGCATCTGTCTTGGCTTTAGGCGACATCAATGCGTAGCCGCCGTGCTGTGTGATCGGGTTCTTCTTCCAGATCGCAGGATCTGGCCGCTGCGTGAATCCCGCGTATACCTGTTTTCCCGCGCCGAAAAATACAGCGTCGCATCCGGTCCGCTGTTTCACCAGGTCTTTAATTTTGTCCTGAACTTCACCTTGCGCATCTACGGCCGCTTCGTGTGGCACGGATGCTTCCGCAGTTAACGCCCAGTATGTTTTGATCGTCATATTATTCGCTCCTATATTGCCAGTGACCGACTGGCGGCGGGTTGGTTGTTAGATGATAGTGTGGCCGTTGCGCGACCAGCTTGCGCGGTTGGTTTCGATACGGTCGGCGATCTTGCGGTTTGCGAGGGCGCGGGCTGTTTTGATGTCGGCCCCCCGGTCCACTGCATTGCTGCGGGTGCCGAACTCGTCAAAGCCGAATTTAGTCTGCACGCCGCGCTGCACCCAAGTGGCAACACCGGTTACAACGCCGTCAACCAGCACGTCGCGCACTGCGAAGATGTAGCCGAACACGCGGCCCGCTTTGGTAACGTCAGTTGCTTTGAATTCTTGGTAAACTTCGCCGTATGTTTCCATGTTGTCATCCTCACTCACCGGCACCATGCCGCTGTTCATGTGAGATAGAATGACAAACTATTTTACCACTGTCAAACTATTTGATAAAAAAAAAGCCCCCGAAGGGGCTAAGCGCTGGCGGCGTTGAGCTGGGGGGCTATTTGCTGGGCGTTGATATATTGTTGGCACACGGCGCGCGGGTCGGTGAGCTGTGCGGCGAGGTGGTCTTTTTTAACGTAAAGGCGCGGGCGCGCTCCGTCGATCTCGATAGTGGCGCGACCTTGTGGCAGCGCCGGGTGCAGAATGTAGCCGTTTTGTTCCATCAGCTCGCGGCGCCTGCTTTGCGGAATGTGCTTGCGCATATGGTCGAGCAGCTGACTGAGCGCCTGGCTCGATACAAACCCGCCCCGGAATCCGTGCCGCCCTTCCTCGACGGCCTCCACGATCTCTTGTTCCACGCTGCCACGGCTGGCACTGACCGCCTCTGCGTGGCTGCTGGTCTGTGGCGCACGTTGCGCACCGGTGGCCGGGTTGAGTTCGTAGGGGATCGGATAGGTCGCCAGGTAGTCCGTAACGATCGCATAGCCGCCAGACTTCGCCCAGTCATAGAGCGCCTTCATGTACGAGGGGTCCATGCCGTCACGTTGTAGGTCGGCGGCTTGCTGCTGTGCCGTATAGAACACGGCGAAGCGGCGATCGTTCTCGGTCTTGCGCAGCGCGTCCTTATGGTTGCTATTGAGCATAAAGTTTGCGCAGATGTCTCGGGTGACTTGCTTAGTGCCTTTGCCTTGAATGCCGAGGCCATCGCCACCGGTGATCATGGGCTTTAATATCTCGAGCACTTCCATTTTCTCGGCGGGCACGTAGATATCCTCCACGCCGACGAATATAACGCCCTCGAGCCAGTCGTTGAACTTGTTCGCTATGTCCTGGGCTTGTGGCATCATCGTGTATCGCCGGCCGATGGCCATACGCACACAGCGAGTAAAGAAGGTCTTGCCGTTACCCTCGACGCCTTGGATCAGCGGGCACCATTGGAACTTAACGCCCTTGTGTTGCACGACGGCGGCCATGTAGGCCAGCAATATATCGCGGTCGCGTTGATTGGGTAGCAGCAGCGACAAGTGGCGCAGGAAGGGCGCGGCGTCACCTTTGGCGCGCGGGACGTCGATCGGCTTGTACGTGTTGACCAGGCGCAGCCCGTCCTCCTGCACAATCTGCTGGAATGCAAGGTCGGGCCGGAATACGTCGCGGTCTGCCATCGGGTAGCGCACGACCTGCGACTCGGTGAACGCCTGCCACGCATTGGTCGCCATTGTGCGGTTGGCTGCGTCCATGACGAACTGATAGCCGCCATAACGCACGCGGAACTGCTCGGGTTTCTCCAGCTCTCCGTTCGGCGTGAGCACAGCGTGGCGGCTGGCGATATAGACGCACCCGGCGAAATAGTTTACCTGCTGGCTCGGCACCATCATCTGCAGCCCTTCTCGGATCTCCGGCGCTGCCACTGGCGGCGGTGGCTGGTCGATCGTCACGCCCGCACCCAGCACTCGCTGGCAACGCGCCACTGCGCCCAGTATGGTGCGCTCGCGGTAATCGTCGCGCTCCCATTTGTCACGCATCAGGCCAGACTGGCGGAATAGCCGATCCATGCGCTCGCAGTCTTTACCGGTCCAAAATGCTAAGTGCTGGCATAGCTTGGCGTCATCTCTATTCTTGTCGCCGGTACCTTGGCCAGCCCATAGCGCGTGCAGTGAGCAGTCGCTGCCGAACGCATTGGCCGCGCTGTTACTGCCGAGCATCCGGTCGATCAGCTCTTGGTCGTCGGTTGGGCCGCTCCACTCCGCCACAGGCTCATTGGTCCACTCGGCTGCGTCCGCTGCGGCGTCTGGCGTAAAGTGCTGGGCGATCAGGCCAAGCAGTGCCGCGCTGTGGTCGGTGTCCGGGTTGCCGGTACTGTCTTGCCACGTGAGCGCGACAAAGCGGCGCGCGCTGTATAGCTCCAGCACCACAGAGGCCGACACAGGGCGAGTACGGTGTGGCGGCAGTGGGCAACTATAGCGGCCAATGATATGCCAGCCGGTGCCGCTCGTGCTGCGCTCTACGAATGCACCCGGGAACCGCGCGAGCAGATCGGCCAGCAAGTCCTCATTATCCAAGTCGATAAAAAAGTACGGATCCTGCTCAGTGAACACGAAACCAATGCCAAAGCCCAGCGCGCCGGCCAGCGAGTGCGCGGTGGCGTAGTCCAGCCAGTTTGCCGGATCTTGCCCGTCGACCGGCTCGCCCAGCGCATTACAAGTGATCTTCTTGAGCTTGCCGGGCTTGGCGTCCGGTGTGGTGAAATATAGGACGAATTGCTTGTTATTATACATTTTGCTGCGCCATCCATTCAGTTGCGCGGGCTGCCACGTGTGGCGGCACCTCGGCGCGCATTGTTAGCCCCTGCGCGACCACAGGCAACACGCCCCGCTTGATCGCCTCGGCCAGAATGGTGCGCCGCATCTCGTTGACCGATCCGAAGTAGTGGGACACGAGCGCCACCGAGCAGGGCACCAGCGCTGCAATATCGCGCCGGCGCACTGTCTGGTAGCCCTTGTCCGTCGCCGCGACGAGCGCGGCGGCGATTAGCTGGTCCTGTCGGTCGGCTGGTATAAGCCGTTGTCTCATTTGTCGGTGCTCTGGTTGTTGACTCTAAGGTCAATATAATCCACGAGCGGGCGGGGGTCAACCCTCTTTCCGTGGAACACGACAAGCCAGACCGGGAACTTTGGACCCTGTGGCTTTCCGGCCGCATCGACAAATCGGCTGCCATCAGGTCGCAGAAAGTTAAGACGGAACGGCATGTGGTACACGGCAGCCGCAAGCCGCCACGCCTCCCGGCAGAATAGCACTTCGGGCTTATCTGGGATCAGCATAACAGTTCGGTTGCCCAGCTCTGCCTCTGCAGCCGCTTTGTAAACCCACGGCAAAATGTCGCTGTATGGCGGGTTGCACCAGTTTCTTGGCATCCACGGCATTTGCAGCGAATCAATTCCCATTTCTTGCAGCGAGTAGTACAGATCGCACTTAGCCGTGGCGGCATTGGCGCAGACGTCCAGATCGAATGGCGCGCCCTGCCACGCTTCGACCGCACGCACAAACCACCAAGGCGTCTGCGCGCGGTCCTTCTCGTCCTCTGGCGTCGTTGAGTTGTTCAGGTCCATCAGCGCAGCCTCACTGTACTAAAAGCCAGCCCCAGCTCGGGGTAAGCAATGCAAACCGCGCTAGGCCGCGCGGGTTCGCCGAACGTGTCGCGCACGTCGGCCAGGTTGTCCGCCGGGTATTCTTCGCTCTCGCTCTGGGCGAGCAGCGTGGCGGGGTCGTAGGGTGTCATGTAGATCACAGCCATCACCAGATACCCCCGTTCGCTCTGCGGTCATCTTCGCCGCCCTTAACTACCCATTCCCAGACCGGCCTGCCGTTGCTGACTTGCCAGCCATACCCGGGAACATGCTTTTGCTGGCGGATCATCACGACGCCCTTAACGGTCTTTTCGTCTCCGGCTTTTGGTTTAGGTTTCGGCGCGGGCCCGTAGTACATACGCACAGTGATCGTCATAAATCGTCTCCATTATAAAATTGAAATAGCCCGCCGCGACTGAGCACCAGCTCGCCGAATGCCAGCTGCGCCTGCTCGTGCGGTGTGGCAGTGTATCGCCAGCCTTGCTCCTTGCACTCGGTCGCAGAGAACTGGCCGATCGTGGTGCCTAAGTGCTCTGGCCCGATCAGCACGGGCACGATCTCGATAAGGTCGCTGCTCTTGATGCGCTCGTTTAGTTCCTTGCTGTCATTGCACAGCCCGTAACGCACCATAGCGCCCCGGTCGTCCTGGTACGCGCCGACGTTGTTGCGCCAGGACAAGCCGCCACACCGTGCAATCTGCAGTCGACGCTGCTGTTGCACCCACGCCTCGCTGCGCGGCGCTGTGGCCTGCTCGGGCGGGTTGGCGTCACGCGCGCCCAGCATCTGCAGCAGCTCATTGACGGCAGCAAGTGGCACCCCGTGGCGCGCCGCCCATTGATAGATCACCATTGCATCACCTCCGCGTGCCCATTGCGCGATCTGATAGTCACTGCCACATTGGGGCCAAACAGCGCGACACGGACCCAGCGTGGCTGCTTGCTCTTAGTGCGGCGGCGGGTAAAGCGGAGAGCGTTCATTCTGCACCTCCAGACAAGAGTCGTTTTGCATAATCGTCCGCGTTAGTTTCCCTATCCCCCATCAAAAGCTTAGTGCCCGCGATAAACCCAGCCCGCCCAGCCTCAGCCCGCACCTGCGCGAGACAGGCGGCTGGTGTCGATTTTGCGACGCTATCCATTTGCTTGATGCGGTCACACTGCGCTTTATTTAGCTCAGGCCAGTACGCTGCAAACCAATCGGCTGCGCTTTGAAGTTCTCGCCGCTGCACCTCAACCTGCGCCACCAGCGCGTCGATCTGCTCTTGCACCTTGCGCTTGTCGCACGTAGTGCCGCAGCACATTTTAAACTCGTCCATCGTATAGCTCCCATTCGTTAGCAGGTAATAGCCGCCCGAGCGCATCGACCCAGTTGTGGCGGCTCCACTCTTTGACGCGGCGCATCTCGCCTGGCTG